GAGCACAACTAAAATTTAACCGCAGAACCGCAGAATCTCACAATGTTGTCAGGGTATGATGAAGAGTTTGCGTATACTGAATTATCTGTAGTATTTCTTCTTATATTTGTTTTAAATAAAATACGTGGATTTAGGTTGTACAAGGTAGATCTTGAATTTTATTTTAATAGAATAATTGATGGTGAGGAGGGATTTATATCTAATTTATTCTTTAACAACTCATCAACAAAATCTCAAAAAAATATTATTTTGGACTATAATCCTACGTTGATCATAAAGGTACCCACAACATTTGTTGAATTGTGTAGAAAGAATTCTATAACAACATCTGGTGCTCAATATGCCTGTGGTTTAAGATCAATCTATTTTGGATTGGGATATGATACAAATAAATTAGATTTAACTTATCAAAAAGAGTTTATGGGTTATCATAATTCTGAGGAAGTAGGTGAAGATAAGTTATTTTATATGAGCCATAACTTAGGCATGAATCTTATCATACTACAACCATCAAATGGGTTGATTATATGTTCATTTAGAAAGGGTTTAAGAAAGATCGCTCTAACTATAAATGAAGGAAATCATTTCACATTTTCAAACACAAATACAATTAACCAAGAGTTACTTTTTTTGTTAGAATCCGCATTGATAAATTATTATAGAGATTTCATGATTTTGGAAATTAAACGAAATAACAATACAGGAGAATCAAAGACAATGTTAACTTATGGTAAGGACCTTGATCAAGTTATATCTAAATCATCAACTGATACTTCTATATTGGGGCCTGTTGGATTTGTTTCATTTGCTGATGCTTTAAAAGGTATGACTACAATACGCAAAGAACCTGAAAACATGGAATCTCAAATTATTGAGGATATTATTGAATCCATCACCAAACTTATTATAGAAGAAATTTTAGATGACTCTGTGGAAGAATTAGAATGGGAAACATCTAGAATTGTCTTAAAAAAAGAGATATTCCTTAGAGACTTAAGAATATACCATAACTGCAAAATAACCCATACACGACCTCCAAAACATTTATTATTATCTACACTAAGCAAAAATACTGATGAAGGAATCTTTATTGACAAATTAAAATATGACACAGAATATGAAATAAATACTATCAAGTCATATCAAAAGGGTATCGAATATACCAAAGAAAAAGAAAAAACTATAGATATTTTAAACAAGCTTTTTCAAAGAACAATTAGTAATCCTCCATCAATATCAGATAGATTAAAATCTATTGAAATCGACATTGAAGAATTGAAATTCAGCGATGAGCCTTTATCTTTTTTCGAAGATGAACTACCTCCTTTATCAATTTTGGTAAGTTCACCTCCAGAAGTGAGCTCACTTCCTCAACTTAATTCACCTCCTATGTTAGAAGTTGACTCATCCCTAGTTAGTTCACCTACTAAGATAGAACCTAACATTGAGATAGAATTAGAGCAACCAGAAATGATGACACAAATTCCAGATGTGAAAAATAAAAAAATAAGAACTCCTACAACTGGATCTGAAGTTTATACATATAAGAAAAGAAACAAAGAAGAAATTAAAGAATTTAGGTATGAACCTTTAGATTTTAGTATAGTTAGGTTGCAACTCTTACTTGCCACGATGTTAGGTTGTCCTTTATCTTCAATTAGGGATAGTTGTAACTCATTCTCAGCTAGAGATATTAGTTCAACCCTCCATGCAGTATCTAGGTCATTTGATGTGCAAATTGTTTTGAGAGTATTCAAAGAATCTGAATATACCAAATTAATATTCAATGACTCCAATGTTATTATAAAAGTTATTAGACTCTGTATATTTTATGTCAATGACATTCCAAAATTCCTATGCATTTATAATACTATTTATGAAGAAAGAATATCTGTGACAGCTTTAGACTTCCTTGATGAAGATGAATCTAGATTACCTAAGATAATATCTGGTTATGAAGATTATAAACTGATGTTCATTGCAAACAGCATAAAGGTAAAAAAACCTAAATCAGTTTCTCTAATAGCAGGTGCCAGAAATTACCCAAGCTATGCTGATTATGTTGGACAAATGATACATAATTTGATGGTAATGAGACATAATACTTGCGTCAAATGCTTATGTTTGCAAAATGAATTCACAAAAGAATTGCCTGAAGCAGAAATGGAATTCCTAGATCTAAACTACAATGACGGTGAAACAGATGAAAACTATGAAATAACATTTTCTAGAACAGGCATGTATAAGATGAGAAAGGGAATAGAAGCTTCAAAAATACTGTTATTGAATCCAATTAAATGTGTGAAACAAGAATTCTTTCCTTTCAAGATTAATGATGAATCTATAGGTAGTATAAACTCAATTTCAACACTAATAAACCAAATAAAAGAAGATTATTCAATTAAATTTGGTGATCTCAAAGTGGCCTCCAATTATGAGTACACAATACCAGATGTCAAATTAATGAAAAACATAGATATCATAGAACCTGTCTCAATTAAGCACACAGAGGCTGAATTAGAAGCTTATGACACTTGTGTTAAACACTTCAAAAAAATGAAAGATGATTGCATTGATACTGGCAAATTTGTATCTGTCGTAAACAACTTCAAATTAATGTCACCATATAAAATAACCAAAGCTATAGTAGACTCTATGAAAATATTTAGATCATTCGAACAGATGAAGCCTAAATGCTCATTTCATGTTCCGCCATTGGAAGATTATAGTAGATCTTCAATAGTTAATTGGGATATGATTGATGCAATAAAAGATGACACATGGTTAAATGGGTTAAACAAACTAACAATGAAATGTAATACCCATTTGGGTTTTGCTAAAATAGATTATGTGAAAATAAAAAAGACCCTTAAAGAATCCGAGATTCCAAAATATAAATCTGTATCATATGACTCCTCTTTAAAGGATCTTGATGATTTTATTAGATATATGCATCAATCATCATCAAAACATTATAGATCATCAATAAAAGTCTTATCAACAAAATCATTGGGTAATAAATTGATGAACGAGGAGTTAGCAATACAAAATTCTTATGTTGATTTTGTTCACTCATTAAAAATGTCACAGTATATGAGATTTATATCAGATGTTTTTACATGTCTCTTGCATCATTGTGAGAAAACAACTAAAAACGATATCATAGTCGATTGTGCATCTTACTCAAATTTTGTTATTTTTATTGGTCATGGATCAAATATTATAAATAGGAAAATGTCTAGGCCTTTTTGTGTGTTGACAAGATCTCCAAACCTGGAGTTGAATTCTTTGTTTCCGATAGATAAAATAACAGAATTTGGAGATCACTTATTAACTCTAACAAAATGGATGAGACTTCCTTTATCTTACATCGAGCATTTTAGTTCAATATACGAAAAATACATGATAAGCACAATAATTCCTTGCCTACATGATGAGTCCGGGACTTTAGAAGAAAGAATATTAGAGGACTCAAAACTTAAAGGGATAATATTGTTGAACAATAAAAAAGGTTTACAATTATTCTTAGATAATATTAAATATTTAACTATGGGTTCTTTATCTGTATTTAGTAATGTAGATAAATTAATATTAGATAAGTTATCTGAACCCATAAAGGACCTGGTTGAATTGAAATTTATCAGGTTGTTACATGAGAGATTACCATTGATATTCAATAGTATGATAATGCCTAGGAAACCTACTTCTACTGGCACAGTTAGAAATGACAGCTCTAGAGGAGGGCAGTTTAGCATACCTTGTTTATTCAAAGATAGAAATGCAACAAACATGTATACCTTGATGGATAATTTTTACCTTTCACATTTAACAACAAAAGATGCTCAAACTGGTTATCATGATATTAATGCAGCTTTCAAAGGTATTATAGAGTGGGAAGTTTATTACAACAATTTCATGGATCAAGAGTTTGAACAATGTTCAAGTTTAGATTACCTAAAAAAATTGTTAGAAAGGAATACCAATAAAATTCAATTTCACCCATTAATCATTTCATATGGAATAAAGAGTATGATGCAGAAATGTAAAACAGTAAACAAACTGAAAGAAGAATTAGAGAGGTTCAGGTTGGACATGTCAATATCTGAAATCGCCAATACAAGATCAATGGTGGAATCTAAAATAGATGTTCCTAATGAAGAAGAGAGAGGACTTAATGCATACAATGTTAAAAATAAAAGTTTTGAAATGAGATCTAAAGTCCATGATATAGTTGTTTCATACATGTCATCTGGTAAAGTAACTATAGGCGATTTCCTCCAAGAGATGATTGATAATGTACCTTATTTCAATATAAAAGATAAAATTCAATTTGGCTCAGGAAGAGAAATTTATATCCAAGATATGGTTACAAGGCTATCAAATTTTGTGATTGAAAGAGTATATTCGATAATAGCAAAACACTTACCTGAAGAATCAATATCAAAGAAAGGAGATGAGAAAATTATATTTATGAGCGGCATATGCGATAAAACCTCAATGACAGAAGGTTTGACAGTTCATGAAAATAGAGATTGTAGCAAATGGAGTTTAGGTAGCACTTTAGAGGAATTTGAAGTAATGACAATGGCATTTTCATCAATATTAGGGAGAGATTTATCATCACTAACAATGAAATTCTTTCAAAATATGAAAAATAAAGAATTGGAGATTCCTCACTCTGTCTGGAAAATATGGTCTAGGGATTATTTTGATCCAACAAAATTAAACAAGGAAATGGCAGAAGTCTATAATAGATCAAAAGATACCTTAACATTGAAATTTAAGAACAATTGGTTGATGGGTATGTTTAACTATGCAAGTAGTGTTAAGGGAGTTTCTAAAATGTACTTCGTTAAAGATATTTTACACGATATCAAATTTGACATACCTTTTCATCATATGGAACATAGTGATGATGAGTACATTTCTTACACCTTAAGTAGAGATATTATAAGTGAGATGGGGAGTTATATAAATTGTATAAAATTGGTAGATGAGGTTGTAGAATTCGCCCATATGACACATAACACTAGAACAAATGAAAAGAAAAGTAACATACAATTAATATTGGCTGAGATGGTATCATCATTTAATTTCAATGGACAGTACTGTGACCCACCTATTAACTTTTATAGTGCCATATTTCAACCTACAAATCATGACGGATGGTCAAATGATATGGAACAATATGTTGGCCGTTGTAGAGAATATTGCAGAAGATCAGGTTACATATCCGACTTACCAATACTTATACATTATGTTAAAAGTAAGATGAATAACATGTATAGATTTGGCCCATCACACCACAACGATGTTAGCAACATATTTGGATTAGAACAGGAATCAATACCTGTATCCTTAGGAGGTATACCCAACTGTGATCCATTAGGTTTATATTATGGTGGAATTTCCTTTCACAATTTAGCATTGGCAAATGCACAAAATCCAAAAATAAATTTTATGTTAAATAAACTACTGCGTTTAACCCATGACACTGAAGATTTTTATGGATTTGGGAACATGAAATTTATATATTCATTCAAAAAATATAAATTAAACGATAAATTAACTAACTTAATACCAAAAGAAAAGGAGTCAATACCTAAAACAAAATCATCAACATTAGAGTTTAGAAGATTGTGTCATGATTATGCTGACCCATCTTTTCTAAAAGCATATTCAGAGTCATCTTATGTAAGTAACATAATAAAATTAGCCACATTTGTTAAATCAGATGTTGTGATAAATGATGTCGGTGCATTAAACAGCAATTCTGAACATAGCATATGGAGAGAAAAAAGAGGTCATATGACACTAAAATGCTGCACAATTAAAGACTATTTAAACATGTTTGTTGGAGAAGATAAGCACTACGATACAAACAAAGATTATTTGAAATATGATTTGATACTAAGTCAGATAGCTTTCTTCTTGAGAAACGTACAAACAAAAAAGGTAGAAAAGAATACGAACTTTACTTATAGGAAAATACAAACTACACCACACTTAATAAATATACAGAACTCTTTAAACACTATGCTCCTTTACAAATACAAGCCTGAGTTATTTAAAATTTTGAATGATGAAGCACCTGAAACAATAGATAGAAATAATTTACTAAAAGATTTAAATGAATTTAATAGATTTGCATTTAAACTAACTTATGAAGATGCATTTAAAATGGTAGATAACATAAGCAGGAAAACAGCAATTTATAGATGTGATAATTATTCAGCAAACTTATTAGATGCTTTTACCTCATCTTTGACCAGCTATTGGTCTTCAAATAGACATTATTATGCAATATGTGAAAAACAATTTAAATATGTAAACCCAGTTACAAATGAGATGATAATACAAATTGAACATAGCAAATTTTCAACTGATTTGGCATCAAAAATATTATATTGTTTAAATCTGTATACATTCTCAATATTAACGTCAGGTGATTTCAACTTATATGCTTCAAACTTAAAATTAGATCTAGATAGAATGTGTGGTTATTCACACAAAGATCTTGTTGATAGTGGATTAAATGCGGTCAACATAAGAAATTGGGGGTTGTTAAAATATAATTATTCTGGAAATATGGACATTTTGACAGAATGTTTCAAGACTGGAATATACAGTCACATGTGGTTAGAAAATACAAAAAAAGTAAGAAAACTAGTGGCATTTTTTAGAGATTCAAAAGCTGAGTTATCAGAGAGAGGGAATATAATGAATTTAAAATTAGACATATCAAACACAAATCATCTACATAAACTCTTATATTATATAGAGGGTGTTTTTGGGCTAAGAATACTAGATATGAATAAAATAGAAAGTGTTGATTCATATAAATCAGTCTTTTGTAGAAATGCTGTTGATGGAGATAAAATATATTATAGAGATAGAATGCAATATTCACAAACAGTTTCTGAGGTAGGATTGAAATGTGAATTTGGGCACATATCAAATTTCCAAATACCTTCTGAATCTGATAAAGAATTAGTTGTCATAAACAATAAAGTCTTGGTTGGCACTACAACTTTATTTAACTACAACCATAAATTTGAAACAACAGCATTCAACGTAATCGAAACTGATTTAAAATATATGGGTGTCAGAATTACAACTTTAATAAATAACGATGCAATATTAGCCATAAAAAATAACAGATATATAGACTTGAAGTTAACACAAGAAGAACTTGAAATTCTATTTGAAGGTCAAGATATGGAAAGTAAAGTTGAAAACATATTCTTAGAACTGACAACACAAACAAAAATTTATGATTTATTTATTGATGATCATAAGGAAGCTATCTCATTTAAACAAAAAAACCCCGAACTCTACAACAAAATAATTGGAGTTAGGTCATCAAGTTTTGAATCTAAACCACCCAAATTAAGTAAAGAAGAAGAAGATTATGTTAAAAGATATGAAGATATAAGAGATAAAAGATTAGCTGAAATAAAATCACATCAAGAGCATATGTTGACTAACTCAGAGATATTCTTGCAATCAGAAAACAATTTGAAAACACTGCTAAATATCCACATATCAAGTTTAAACAGAGAGATATCAATAGAAGAAAGGAAAGAAATTAACGAACTTATATTAAAATGTAATAATGATTTATCCAACTGTAGAGGAGAGTCAAATGTTAATGCTGAATATGCCAAAAGGAAAAATGATGAGTACGAAATTGAAATTAAAAACTTAACAAAAAAAGATTGGATAGATTATTTAATCAGTGAAAGTAATAAAAATCTCTTCAGTAAATTAGAAAACAAATCAGGATTCTTTGATGATGTAAGTGATTTCTCTTTGGATTCAGACGGTGAGGAAAAACCAAAAGCCAACAAAGATGTAGCAAATTTAACTAAAAAAGATGAAGGATTTTTTGATGATATTAGCAGTCTAAATATAACAGATATAGGAGATAATGAATCCAATAAATCAAATACAGAAGATAAAAGATCAAATAAATCTAATAAGGATAAATCAGATATAGAAGATAGGGAATCACATTCTTCAAAAGGAGACAAAGAATCAGATACAGATATGATTATGATTAAAAAAGAAGATCCTTTAGGATCAGGTAAATCTTCAATAAAATCTAAAAAAGAAGATCCTCCAGGTTATTTCGATGACATAAGCAGTTTAGGCTTAACTTCCATAGGTGAAAGTGAAAGTAGTAACAATAGTTACAAAAGTGCAATGTCAAATGTACTAATACCGAAAATGGAAGAGGTTGAAGGTGTGGAAATAAAAGAGTATATCCCAGAAAGAATGGAAATAAATATGAGTAAACTGTTGACTGATGACCAAGAAGACTTTGTCAGAAAATTAAAAGTAACTAACTTAGAAATATATACAAAACCAATGTCTTTAGATGCTATGTTCATGTTTTACAAGGAGGGAATAACAAACCCTTTTCAGATGTATAGTGAAGAGATAGTGTTAACTGTCTCAAAAGAAGTAAGAACTTTAAACGAATTTCTTGCAAGATCTTTGGAAAACGAATTAACTCCAAAACTAAGAGGTTATGACATCGCAGATTGGAGAGTCATGTTCAGGGAAGTTTGGAATTACTTTAAATTTAAAGGAGAAAAGAAAGACATAAGGCAACTTTTTAAAATAAAGGCTTTTACAGAATACATGATCACAATAACAATTCCAGATTATATGACAACAGAAGAACCATTAAAAGAGAATGAAATAAATGATTTATTCGGAATTGTAAGACCACAATTAAAAATTGAACCAATATTAAAACCTAGAAATAGATGGGGATTAGGTGGTTCTAAAAGGAAATAAAATTGATATTAAATAAGAAAAAAGAACACAGTCAAACAATTATTCCAATTCTTCATTGTTTAGTCTGTAGATGTGC